TTGTCTTAGACCAGCATATGTAAAACTATAATCTCTTTCATGGACAATCCATTGTTCCATTCTATCAAAATCTCTTTCTGTATACCAGTTTAATAATTCTTTATCATATAAACCCATTTCAACACATTTTGTTGTGTGTTCAAATATATGAGGATGGTCCCAAAGTTTTCTGTTTAATGACTTTCTTAAACTGAATAATAATAGTCTTGCAGCCACATATTGATAGTTTGGTTTTTCTAATGATATTAAATCAGCAGCTGACTTAATTAGTATTTGTTGTATTTCTTCTGTTGATATGTTGTCATAGAATTGTAGACCACTATTCATTTCAACTTCTGATGGTGATACTCCTGTGATATCTTCACAAGCATGTTCTACCATATCATGAATTTTTTGAATGTCTAAAGTTTCTTTTCCTCTTCCATTTCTTTTAACAACTTGAATTTGTTTCTCGCTCATTACACTCTCTTCCAATAATTTATTTTTGTTATAGCACTCAGTTTTGAATAAGTATTTTCAGATATTATATCCTCTATTTTGGATTTTGTCAACCCCCTGAGAATCATATCATTAATATCTTTTTCTTTTATGTCATCAGGCCAAATTACAATGTTATAATCTTTTTCAATTACATCATACATTCTTTTAACTATCTCTTTATTTCGAGGTTCATTATCAAATATATATGTTATATTGTCAGGTGCAATTTTTCTTTTCATAAACAAATCTGCACCAGCAGCCGCCAAACAATTATCTAAAAATAAACTATCAATTGGACCTTCTACTATACGAATCTGTTTTGCAAAATTAATTCGTTCAAGGCCATAAATCTTCTGTTTACTTTCATCTAATTTTAAGGTTATGTATTTTGGTTCTTCTTTACCAAAAGCACGACCTTGTAATGCAAACAATTTACCCTCAATATCATAGAATGGTATTACTAATCTAGGATGTTCATACTTTACATTAAATGTATTGTTTTTTATTTTGTTTGCTAAATCATAAAATTTGTTGACAAGATAAAGTTTATCAAAATGTTCTTTTGGTATTTTTCTATCTTCAACATATTTTCTAGCAGGGTGTGATTCTTCTAAATCAGATATCTTCTTATAATTATCTAAGAGACCAATCTCTTTAAAAGCTGGTTTGAAGTCCATCTTTTCAAGATTTAATTCTTGTTTTACTGGTTTCTTATATTTTTCTAAAAGATAATCTGAATGTAGTCTGCCGTCAACATACTTTAAGAAGTTAACGAAATTAGCACCCTCTCCACAATTGTGGCATTTGAAGAACATATCATTCTTCACTCTATATATATAACCTCTAGCCTTAGTCTTGTCCTTTTTAGAATCACCACAATACGGACACCTGAAATTGAACAGGGTATTGGTTTTCTGTTTAAATTGACCTAACCTTGAGGATAGTAAATTTATATATTTTAAATTAATATAATCTGACATAACACGAGTATCATTATATAGCAATCAGACTAGAATGTCAAGTGTGGTTTAGCTTATGACTGTAGATAAAAATGCTGGCATATTCTTTGCTAATATGTAACCAACAACTATAGCACCACCGAGAATTAACCATCTCCATCTTTCCAAGACATTTACTCTTTCGTTGATGTCGGATTTTAATGACTTAATTTCTAGTAATAATCTTTTTTCAGTTTGTGATATGTCTCTCTGCAAATCACGATATACAATATCTAATTCTTCACCCCTTTCCCTTACTTTATCAAATAAGATTTCTTCAGTTTTTTCTGATTGGGTAATCTTTTGTTCATGAACGGCCAACATCGACTTTATGCTTGTAGATACATCTGTTAACTTTTCTATAGCGTTGTCTAGTTTACCTTGAATATTGTTTACATTTGCAATATCTTTCTTTAAGACTTCTACATCTACAGCTATTTTCTGCACACTATCTTGATTTGTTGGTATCATCATACTTTTATTTATATAGCAATTAATTTATTATCTCGATACACATTATGTGTCATTTTATATGTGTTGCTATTAGTTATATTTATATCTTATGAGATGTCTAGGACTGCACAAAGGGGGATTATGTACAGTCCTAAGTTACCAATTATCTTAAGCTTTCTCTCTCGTATCTTCTTTTGAGCATACTTAGTTTTTTTATTGCACGCCTGTGTCTATGTTCTTTTTGTAAGCGTGTCTTCATCCATTCTAGGTTTTCTAAGTATCTCTTTTGTAAGTTTATTGGTATTACCTTTTTAATAGTTTTCTTTAATTTAGTTTTTTGTTCAAGTGTCAAATTTTTCTCCTTTATAGTTAATCATGTTCCTTATAATCTACCATAACAAATTTTTCTGGTTATTGGAAACATCTGGACCACCTCCTCTTCAATGACCAGATTTCAAATTTAACTTTCACTATTTCGGCGTATATATTGTTATTAGTTCCTCCTTTCCTTTAACTTTAATTTTATCTATTTCTACTGATTCTATATTCTTTAGTTTCTCCATTGTGTATGAAGAATATAGAGTAGAAAGTACATCACCATTTTCATCTTTATAATTTCTTGTAGCTGCCTCTAGTCTTGCGGCTAGATTAACAGCATCCCCAATTACTGAATAATCAAATCTTGTATCACTACCCATATTACCTACGATACATGTTCCTGTATTAACACCAGAACCTATATTGATATCGGGTAGTCCTCTTTCTTTGAAATCTTGTTTTAATCTTTTTGTTTCTTCTGCACATTCCTGAGCAGTCTTAACTGCCATCTCGGCGTGGTCTTCACAATCAAGTGGTGCATTCCAAAAAGCCATTATACAGTCTCCCATATATTTGTCAACCGTACCTCCATTATTGAGTACAATTTTTGTCATGCGATTAAGATAGTCGTTGATAACTTCAACAAGTCCTTCAGGGTCATCATTGTTTTTGTAGTGTTCTGATATCGGAGTAAATCCTACTATGTCCATAAAAAGAAAACTCATTTCTCTCCTTTCACCACCTAATTTTAATTTACTAGGGTCTTTTTGTAATTCTGCAACTTGTCTTGGGTCTAGATATGTTTCAAATTGTTTTCGTATTTGTTGTTTTAGTCTAAACTCTAATATAAATCTATTGAATATACTGTGCATACCTACTATGGTAATTACAATAATTATCCAACTAACATCTGATAATATTAAGTATTTATCAAATAAGAATTTTGAGCCAAAAATACTAGCACTATATAAAATTATTAAACTAAACCCTATAAACCAGTAAGGTGTAAATCTGCATATTAGTATAACAGTAAGTCCTAATATAACAGATAAAACTAATTCTAAAAATGAACTAATATCATATCTGTTTATTTGTTTGCCATCTATCATAGTTTGTAGTGTAGAAGCAGATAACATGTAATCATATTTTTCACCAACAGGTGTTGCAATGATACTGTTTAATCCTTCTGCTGTTGTTCCTACAATTACAGTACGACCATTAAATTTTGAAAAGTCATCTTCTGAAGCTGATATTGTTTCAAATGTTTTATTCCATCTCAACCATATTCTAGCATTAGGGTCTGTTTCTATAATTGGAAAACCTGGAACTCTTACTGCTTGAACACCACCATCTCCTGCCTTAACTTGATAACTAGGATTGCCTGTTGCAACTCTGATAACTTCTAAACCAATTGTTGGATATGTTGCCTCACCTATTCTCATTATCAATGGAATTCTTCTTACGACACCATCTATTTCTGGTGCTGTGTTTATAACACCTACACCATCAGCACTACTTCCTAACTCAGGTATTGGTCCTAACATACCTTCCCATTCAAATAGATAAGGTAATGGGTTGCCTATTTTTGCAACCCCTCTTGGCACGGCATTTTTATTTGTTTGTGATGTACCTGTTTGTGCAATGACTACACCATTATTAGTCAATACTCTTGCAAAAAATTCATCTGTACCAAATCTATCTTCTTCTGAAAATAATATAGGTAAAACAATTACACCAGCACCAGCTTGTCTTAGTTTAAGAACTATCTCTGCCATTTTATCTCTTGACCACGGCCATTGTCCATACTTTTCTATAGACTTTTCATCTATTGTAACTATACCAATGTCTTTTGATAAACTTTGTTCTTCTTGTTGTATTAACATATCGAAAGATTTTAACTTTAATATTTCTTTGACAAATGGTTCTTGTAAACCATAGAATGTTAATGCAACTAAAGTTACAAATGCGAATGTCCAATGTGTTATAAATTTCTTCATTAGTTTTGTGTTACTGTTGCTGAACAACTTGCACTATTACAATTTTGTTCAAGGTAATAATTTTGGTCTGTTGAACTATCCTGTGTCAAAGTAACACTAGAACTATTACCACTTAAATTTATTGTTGCATTGTGATTACCACTTCCGTCTTGTGTTACATCTACACTATGACTATCAGTTAGTGTGATATCTAAAAAGTGATTACCTGTACCTTTTTGGTCTACGGCAACATTATTAGAACTATCTATGTCTAACCACAATTTTTTATCTCCTGTTTCTGTCTGGTCTACATCAACATTATTATTACTACCAACTATCTTAACATTCATATAGTGTTCACCTACATAATTAATTGCTGATTGGTCTAAGTCTACATTATTTGTTGAACCCAATATATCTAATATTGCTCTCTGGTCTTGATTTTGTGTAACTGCAACATTGTTTGATGAACCTATTATATCTAGTCCTAAAATATTATCGTTACCTATTTGGTCTAAATCTAAAGCATTATTATCGCCAGTTATTACAGCTGTTGAAGTTAAATCTGAACCTATAATTAAATTATCATCACCATCTTGTAATATATTTAGTGTGTTATTATTTCCTGTTTGTGTAATGTATAACTGATTACCACTTATAGATTTATTTCTAGCTGCATTAAATTCTGTTGTTTGATTTGAAGTTATACCAGATTGTACTGTTGATGTGTATAATCCTTCTTCTATCATTATTGACATCAACAAAGCATCCATGTTAGCTGCGTATGTGTGAGTTGAAAGAAACTGTCCATAACCAAATGTTACATAAACTGAGCCACCATTTGAACCGTAATCCCATTTGTGCATAATAGGAATATTATTATTAGAAGATGAGTTAGCGGCTACAGTTGTACCGTTAGTTACATTATACATATATTTGTCTGAACCTGGTAAAGTATTTTCACTAGTAGTGCTACTTGCATAATCACCTTTTCTTACTGAATAATAACAAGCATTACAACCACCAGCTTGTGTAAAACTACCCACACTCATCTTACTTTCAATTAATTGTTCTATGTTACTATTTCTGTTGGTTGCACCATTACTACCTACTATAAGCAATTCACCGCCACCAGATACATAATTGTCATAAACTGTCTTACAGTTACTACCACAGTTTGAAGAACCTGTGATATCAATGACTAAATCTTTGCCTGATACATCAGTAGAACTAACTGTACCACTTGTACTACTAGATACAGTATAACCTAAATCTTCTAATTCAGATTTTAAATTTGTGTATTGAGAACTAGTATTATAATCTCCACTATTTTTATAATATATAAAGGCAGTATCAGCCAATACAGAGGTACTAAAAAATAGCAGACTACTGACCAGACTGAATAATTGTAATCGCATTTTCTACTCCCCCTATTTCGTAATCTATTATTTCATAATCACCTTGTACAACATTTAAAACATAATTATATTCTTTATCTAATCTTAATTCAATATAATTTCCAGAGGCGTCTTCTCTACTCCATAACCAATTTGGGTCTTCATCTAATAAAGTGATACCTGTTTCAGGGTCTTTACCTAATCTTATACCATCTCGACCTTTGTCAAATTCATTTCTCATTGACTTTGCTAATTCAGCATTAATTTGGTCTAATATGTTTACTAAGAAATTTTGTTCTAAGAAATCTATGTCTAATCCTGTTGCCCAATTTTCAGTTTCTTCTTCTAGATAATCCACTTCCAAATCATCAAATTCTAAAAAATCAATATCTAGTGCATTGGCAACTTTTATAAAATCCTCTTTACTTTGTTGCTCTTCTATCTCTCTTGGTTTTGATATGATTAATAAGTTACCTATTAAGTTTTCATCTATATCTAGAATGACTGGTTTCATAGGATTACTTGCAACTGTTTCTACAACTGTGGCTTGAAATGCCTGATTTAAAATTACTTGACCAGCATCCGATGTTACATCTATTTCTCCTACATAACAATTACCATTTGTATCACATGAAGGTAATAATATAATTGTAGAACTTCCGACTTCATCTATTGTCATTGTAAAGTCTGTTCCACGAACACCGATTGTTGCTGTTGGTGTTTTTATCTTTACATTTTGTTTTGAGTTTTTTGCAATTTGACCTGAAGCATACCTAACAGTACCTAAGGATGCCTTTAATGATAAGGCACCTGTTTTTGAATTTGGGTCATAAACAAATTCATCTATTATTAGTTTAGAATGTTCTGTTACATCTACTCTAGTATCATCAATAAACTCAATGGCAGTTTTACCTTTTCCGGTTCTAACGGTGTCGTAAGAAAAAATATCTAAATCTTTTTCAGACTTAAACTCATCTCCTTCTTTTCTTTCAACGACACCATTACCTTCTTGTAAAATGACATCTCCGATACTTGCACCAAAAGTGTTAGTGCTAAACAACAACATCATAATAAAAAACTTTTTCATTTTAATCTCGTTGTATTATATCTATATCGTGATTATCTCCAGATGTTGTTAGTGTAATCATGTTATCATAGATACCACTTTGAGTTATATCTACATCTGCGATAGAACCTGTGTGTGTATGAATGTAAGTATGTCCAACATTATCACCATTACCATCTATATCAACTAAGAAGTTATTTGTATCTCCATTAACTGATAATGTTAGTATTGCTGAGTTACCATCTATTGTACCTAAGATTGTGTTACTATCACTACCACTTGCACCAGTAATTCCAACTGTTGCTGAAGTAGCAGATGATGTTTCCCCAATGTCTATGTCAATATCGTTAGATGAACCTACCCAAACAATAGAAGCTGTTGCTGTACCACAAGAACTATTATTTCCTGCACTATCACAATTAAAGTCTATATTGTTACTATCACCTGTTACAGAAAATGTGCCTGTATAGGTTGCACCATTGACATCAAAGGTCATAACATTACTATCACCTATTTGTGTAATTGCCAAATTTGTTGTTGCACCAATAACACTAGAGGCTGTAGTCGCATTACCTACTGTGTTATTCTGACCATCTTGTGTTACATCTAAATCTAATGTAGCACCAGATTGGTTTATATAAATGTCATTTGCATGTACTGATAACGAAATAAAAATCACAGATAATATAGTGATTATTTTTTTCATTCTTTTACTCTCCATTTTTTAAACTTCCAATAGTCTAACTGTTCGCCCTTTTCAACCATTTTTAAAACGCCATATTCTATGGCAGAACGAATAGCATAATCTGTTGGTTCATTAATAGCTGCACCTGTTTCTATCTCTAATGCTTTAGTCCTTAAATCAAAGAATCTAAATACATCAGCACCAGTTTGATAACTTGCAATAGTTTTACTTGCTGATATTGTCATCAATACTTCTCCTGTCTGTACTGCTATTACTCTTAAAGCAACAGTTACTTGGTCTGTTCGATATTGTTTGGAAGCTCCAATACCGAATACTCTTGCACCTTCGCCACCACTTACGGTATTTGAATCGTAACTGACAACACCCCCCTCTATAATAAGACCTGCAAATATTAGTGGTTTTAATACTGTACCTGCATTTTTTTCACCATCATATAATTCTCTTGTAGACCTAACCAATTGTCTTTCTTTGACTAGGTTGCCTAATCCTTTTCTTTCTACTACTGTAAACCAATCACCATCACTTACCAGTTTAAGTGCTTGTATTAAGTATACTTCAGGTCCTTGTGTAACTGCCGTACTTAATTGAGAAAACTTATCACTAGGTTTTCTCTGTCCTGTTCTATCAGGAAAATCATAAATTGCAATAGTTATTTTTTCTTGGTCTAAATCTGGTATACCTCTTAATAAATCTGATGTAGCAGGATTTTGTATAAATGGTTTTTGAGACATCTCAACATAATTGCCCATTGTTGTCGAACAACCTGACAGGCACATGCCCATTAAAAATATTAATACATAAGTCCAGCTCATAGTTTATCCTAAAAAATAAAATCTCCAACCGGTACAGTCAATGATGATACTGTTCCTGTTGGGTCAGTTATTGTCAATGTTATTATATCTGTTGAAGTATCTTTCACCCAATAAATTTGAGAACCTTCTACTTCTGCCGTTCCACTTGTTGCACAATTTTCTGTACAACTCGTTCCAAACATATTATCAACTAATTGTTTTGATAAGTTAGCATAGATACGACTTTCTACATTGGCAATAAATTTATTGATTGTTTTGTTTTTTTCATCTCTTTCTGCTTGAGATAAAGCAGACTTCTCATCTTTAATTCTGTCATTTTCTCTAGTGTATTGTAGCTGCTCTATTGATAAGGCATGCTGGGAATAACCCTCTTTACTAAAAGCAGGGTTACCAAACTTGTGAACTAATTCACTTGCTGTGCTAGTATTAATCGAGGAAAGGCATACTATAGAGGATACTAACACTATTTTGTTTAAATCTAGTGTTGTCATACTAGTATTTATAAGAATTGACTTGTAGAAATTACTTCTTGGTAGGGGTTTTCTTGGTATTTTCTTTGATTTCTAGTACTGTTTCGAGCTTACTTTTCAGTCTAATCAGGTCATTATCTAGCATTCTTACTCTGTCTATAAGAGCAATTAAGACTGTATTCATTTCACTTAATTTTTTCTGTATTTCAGTAGTTACATATTTGTATATAAAGTGAATAAACCATCCCATGCCGATAGCGGCTATGGTTGCAAATCCATATTTATTTAATAAGTCTATTAGTTTTAAAGTTTCCACTAATCACGCCTCGCATCCTTTTTACCATCTGCTCTTGCAATTCTGTCTTCATCAGGTTTTAATCCCAAAGCGTGTGATATAAGTATATCTAATTTTATCATATCATTATTCATAGACTTTACTCTGTTGTCTAATGCCATTATAATGCCTTGCATAGTTTTAACTTTACCTACAACTCCACCTAAAATATATTTTATAAGTGCATAGATAAATATTCCCATTACAATTGCAGCTGCAACAGGTAAACCAAACTCAACTAATATTTTTAAAAAACTATTCACTTTTTCTTAGCTGCAACTTTTCTTCTTACTTTTTTAGCTCTAGTTTTTTTAGCAGGTTTTTTAAGACCAACTTTTACTAATAAACTTTCTAGTAATGATTTTAGTTTTTCTATCATTTGCTTTTTCTCCTTTTAATAGTTATTTTTTTCATCTTTTCTATATAGTTTTTATATACACCCTCAGCATCCGATAAATTCTTTTTAGTGTCTGTATTCTTTGCCCTATCGGCTGCAACTCTAGCTCTTTGGTGCATTGCCATTGCAGCTTGCATTTTGTGTGCATGTGTTTTACCCGAATTATCTATCTTCTTAATACTCTCTCTTGCTTTTGCACCATCAACAAAACCTAAACCTTTTATAGTACCCTTAGGATTTTCATCAGTATATAAATCTGAATGTTTATCAGGGTCTTGACTTTTATATTGTCTAGGTACTCTCTTTGTTTCTTCTTTTTTCTTTTTACCTTGACAATGTGCCTTTTGTGAAAACCCTTTTGGGTTGTTACAGTCAATACTGTCTTTATATTTTTGAGACCATCCTTCACCCATAGGCAAATACTGTGCAAGAGCACCAGCAGAATTTAGGATACTTGTTAATGTACCCATTGGTAATCTTGTTAAATCTGCAAGTTGGTCTTTTGTTAAGTTATATTTGTTTTTAATTTTATTAAGTACTTTATTATTCTGTGCCTTTAAAAAAGGTCTCATAGTACCTGGCGCTTGTGATGAATAAGCTGCATTGATACCTACACCTAGACTTTGTTGTCCAGCAGGTCTTTGAGGTGCCTTATCACCTAAACTTGACATAGGTTTTAATGTAGGAAAAGAACCTAGTCTAAAACCACCTAGATATTCTTTAAATGTCTTCATCTTTTCCCACCTTAAATTTTTGACTAAATGTTTGATATTCTTTTTCTTCTTCAAATTGTATTTCTGATTTTACACCTGAAACTTTATCAACTGCTTCATCTAATTTTTGCATTGTATCTACAATACTTTTTAGTATGACATTATTATTGTCATTGTCTTCTTTTACCATTAGACCTAATTTTCTAGAAGTCTTCTCGTTGTCTTTCTTATATTTAAGATATGATTTTGATAATGGGTGTCTAGCATTAGGTGCCATATCTACGCCACCACCTGCAACTGAATTTGCTGGAGCGTCTTCTTCTAAATCTGACCTATCATGCCACTCAAAAGATATTTTATCTGTTTTTATTGGCCCACCCTTTGCCCATGTATCACATGTTCTAGCACTATGACATTTAAAGTGGTGCATCCAACAATAACCTAATCTGCCGTCATCATCACTTGTAACTCCAGGCATACATTCATCCATTCTAGGAGAAATATCAAATGCTACACAATTACCACATAAAGATTTTTTTGCAGCCTCAACAGATGTGTCCCATTGTTTAGCAATCTTTTCCCAATAATCACCTGGTTCATCTACATTAAGAGGACCATATTTGTGTTTACTTATTGTTGCATTTCTATTTTTAGTATTTAAATCTACACTACCTGCAGCTGGTGGGCATACATGTTTATCTTCAGACATTTTATTTACAATGTCCTCTGTTGTGTGTTTTCTTAAAAATTCTTTATACAATAATGTTTTTTTGTTTGGCATAATTTTCTTCTGATATTAATTCACCATTTACTTCGTATACATCTATACCAAAGCATGTCATAAATGGTTCTTCATCAATTTTAAAAACATCTCCTTGTTCTTGTAAAATTGATTCATATTGATTTGTATCTTTTAAATATTTTATTACAGCACTTTCTAAAACAAGTTTATGTTTTTCCATTTCTTTATCTTCTTTAATTAACATAGCAAGAGCTACTGCAAATGAACCTAATCTGCCACCAAGACCCACTTTCTGTAGTATTCTTTTTAGATTAAAAACAAATCTATGTAGTATCGTGTATGACTTTTTTTCTGCTGTCTTAGTTAAAGTTCTATATTTTCTTAAAACTTTACCATTCTTGTCAATAATGCCAAATTTGAAAGCCTCTTGGTTTTCAAACTTAGTTACCAACAGTTTTATAAGTCTATAGGTTATTAATAAATCTATTGCTCTATTTGCCATTATAATTCCTGTAATAATTTATTTACATGTTCATCCTCTTGAATCTCTCCCAACTCTAAAGGATATAAATATTCTAGATAATTTAAAACTGACTTTAGTATGGGCCAATGTTTTTTTTCTACTTTAAAAAGTAGTAAAGTAACTGCAGCTTCTACACCAAATATGTTATGTAAGACTATAATATGATTAACAACTAGTCTGATTTTAATTTGACCTGTTGCCTCATACTTACGAAATAATCTTTTTAAATATTTAAATCTCTTAATATCATCATAAAACTCCTCTTGCTTTTGCAATGTAGGATTTTCATAATAATGCTGAGCAAATAGTAACCAGTTTTCTTCCGTAATCTCTTTAAACATAATGTAGTCAGTTTTTAAATTATACTAATTTTGCATATACTTTAGAAGAGCCTGTGGATAATTTTTCGTGTTTAACTTCTAATTTTAATCCACCTTCTTTTCTATGAGATATGCCATCATCATTAAGGTCTGTACCATCAGTATCTTTACCAAAGCGGCCACCAAATTGTGAAACTTCACATGTTGTTGTACCTTTTTCACCTTCTAATTCACACTCAAATGAAAGACCTACTCTAGATAGTTTTTCTTTTAGTTCGTTTACTGCATGTTGTGGGTTAAGATATTCTCTACCTGCAATTGCACCAACAAAACCATTTACTACCTTTAGCACTTCTTCATCATGAATGTTATGAGCACCGATAACACTATCCTCAACTGATTGTCCATCTACTGTAGTACCTACAGAAGCAGCTGTTTTAGCACCTGAACCGACAACCATTTCATTCATATGTTGTTTAAATGTTTTCATCTTTACCTCTATTTTTGTTCTTCACTATCATTTAAAGATTGTTCTTCTTCAGAATTATCCTGATACAAGACTTCTTGTTCAAAATCTGATAATTCTAATTCATCGACCATGTCTTTAAATTTTTTCATTTCTATTTTTTGCCATCTGCTACTTTTCTAGCTTCTGACTTTAATCCCTCTTTAGCTTTGACTATAAGATTATCTACCTCTTGAGCTGCACCAAATAATGCATTTAAGTTAGATTTTTGTTTTCCTAATTCCATTTCAAGTTGTTTAATACCATCTTGTGTCTTAGCAAAATCTTCTTCTAGTCTTTTCTTTTCTTCCTCTAATTCCTGCCATGTAATTGCACCGTTTGCCATAATATACTCCTATAATTTAATTAAGCTGTTGCGTAGCCGTTGCCACCTATAATATTCCAATTTGAGTTTTTAAACATCAAAGTTACACTTTCGCCAGGCGCATTTAAAAGTACTGAAGTATAACCCCTTAAATTTGTAGGTGTTATAGTTACTACTTGTGTACCTGAAGTTGAAGTGTTTAGAATTATTTTGATTTGACCATCAGAACCGTCTGCTACAGTTAGTGTTTCAGCAGCTGAGTTAGCGCTTACTTCTGTAACTGATTGAGTTAATGTTACTGCTGTAGATGAACCACTTGCTGTAACTGATTGTGAGGTGTCTGATAATCCCAACCATGAAGGTATGTTATTAAATACATCGGCTGCTGTTATTTTCTTGTTGACAGGTGTACCACTTGGGTCATCCACAACATGAAATAAATCTGCAGCTGCTAGGTTATCACCTAAATCGGTCAATGCCGTTATTTTTTTGTCTGCCATTTTTTTCTCCTAAACCCTTTCGGGAATGCTACTCTATGCATACACATAGACCACTTTCTCATTATATGTATAAGGGCACCCTAAGGCACCCTTATAAATTATTTATGCTGTTACTGTTATTGTACCAGCTGCTGTACCTATACCTGCACTATTTGTAATAGTTGCATTGGTTGTAGTACCAGTATCTTTGATTGTTCCACCATTAAGCGACATAGCGTTAGCACCAATTGATAGTTCATCACCAGCGTCTGTAGCTGCGTTACCAGCTGCAATTACTAATGTAAATATCAATTCATTAGTACCTGAACCACTAGCATACGATAATGTATGATTTGCATTGGTATCATTTACTACTGTTAATTGTGGTGTACCTGTAACTGTTACAGCCTCGTTAAATCTTGCTGTTACTGATAAAGTACCACCATCTGATTTATCAAATGCTGTAATGTTAAAATCAATACTTGTAATATCAGCCGCACCTAAAAGAGTTGTCAATCCACCGATTGCAACCAAAACTTCTGGTGTCGCACTTGTGTTTCCGTTACCTGTTAATTTTGAACCTGCTTCTCTCACCCAACCACTAGTTGTAGCAAAGACTTCTTTCTTCTCTGCTGTAGTTAAGTTCTTAGGTTTAGATTCATCAGCATCGGATGCTCCCCATAAACTCATAATTTCTCTCCTTTTACTAAATAAATTAATTGCAATTAATCACCTTTTTAATGTATAACACTATTTATAAGATTAGGTATTATAAACCTAGTTTTTTGAGGTCGGATATGACTTGTTGTGGTGATTTAAAGCGTATGCCTATACCACCTCTATCGTTGAATTGTTTAATATTTTTTGGGAAATCATCAATTAAAACATTTTGTTTACTACCCTTTCTAGCGTAATCTTGTTTTTGATGTCTTTTAACTAGATGTATCTTACTTGAAGGTAAACCTAGATTCTTTTGAATCCAGGCTAATTTACCTTTCTTACAATTGGGGTCATGAGTTTCTCTTACAAATGCTGATAATATCTTTACATCATGCTTTTGTATATATGACCACATCTGTTTTGAACCAGGATACCAAGGCATATCTGACCAAAACTTCCCGTATTCTCTTATCTTTACCCAACGGTCAGCTGGTTGCATACGAGACCAATTGTTTATTTTAAATCCGTGAACCTTTTCAACTTGCCTTACAAAGTCGCAAAGCACTCCGTCCATGTCCACATATATTATCACTTATCAAACTCTACTTCTGGATTAGGGTCTACTTTACTAGCAGGAGTACCCACCATAGTCTTTTCTTTATCTTTTTTTTCTTCACGCCTGTTATTTGCTGGTCTAGATTTTTGTGTTAGACTTGCACCACAATTTACACATTTCTCAGCATCCATCTTATTCATATGTCCACATGCAGGACATTTTATTTTTGAATCGACTTCACTCAGGCTTTTTTTTTCTTCAGTCTTTAACCACTTAGCGTCATCTTCTCTTTTTTCTTCTTCTGAAGCAGCTTGATTCCAAATGTCATGTACTGTGTCTCTTAAAGATTTAACTTCTTCGATTTCTTTTTCTTCTTCATTTACTGATTCATTTACTCTGTAATAAATCTTTTTGATTTCTTGAGCAGTTAACCCCATTTGACCATAATACTTTTTGATTAAGTCATTTAAACTCATAGAACCAGCGTCATCTTCAACATCCATTAAGAAGTCTTTAACACCACCTTCTTCTAGTTCTACTGATTCACCCTTAACAGACCTTTGTTGTTTATTCATTTTGTCTGCTTTAGGTTCTTCATTTTTTGCTGTATGCATTTTATCTATTTTATTAAAGAAAGCTTTTTTCTCCTGGTCAGACATTGCACCAATACCTTTACCAGCTTTTTCAAGTTCTTTCTTAAATAATTGTTTATAATCTTCTGACTGTTTGCCTTCAGTTACGCCTGCTACTAAGTCTTCTAGACTACCTTCTCTTGTCTTTAAATATTTTGACATTAGTCTTTCTCCTTGTTTAATAATTTATTTACAAGGTTTCTTGCACCCTCGTATTCATCAATGTTTAGTTTTTTCTTAACAATATTAGTAGCAGTACCGAATTTAACATTTTCAGCGTCTTTACCATATCGTTTTTTGAAATCTTTCATAGGTAGTTTGTCTGCAACTTTCTTGACCATGTCTACTTGTTTGTCTGTCAAGTCTGCCTCTTGTACTGATTCAGCCATATCATAACCTTTTGCTTTATATTTGTCCCAATCAGATTTATCTATAACTATTACTTTGTTATTTTTAACAACCATCATTTCTTTGTTAGGGTCTTTTAGTTGTCTTGATTCTTCTACTTCTTCTGAAGCTCTAACTTTTTTTGCTAAATCAGAATCAGCACCACCCCATGTGCCAGATGATTTAGTTACAAATGAATTTACTCTTGCAAATGCCCATTGTTGTTGACTTGCACCAGGTCTATGTCCACCTTTCCATGCGGCCATACCTCTATCGTATACTTTCTTTAAGATACCATATGGCATGCCTGTTTTCTTTGCCTTTGTTTCTAATCCTTTTATTTTCTCTGTAATATATTTGTTAGTGTCTTCTTCTAGTTCTTCACCTAAAATTTTATTTGTAGGCATGATACCTACACTATTTAATTTTTTCAAGAAGTCTAAATGGTCATTGCCTGTACCTTTCAGTACATATACACCTTTCAATTTAGGTCCTACATTTTTCATTTTCTTGCCTGTCTTTGTACCAGCAAGTGTCTTATCAAATAAATCTGGATTTCTTGTGTAAGTATATTTAACAGTCATTGGTTTATTCATACTAGGTAAAGACATCTCATCTAATGATTTATCTTCTATTGGTTCAAAACTTTCTTTTGTAACTCTTACACCAAACTTTGCCTTTACTTTATCTGCAAGTTCATGAGCATTTTTACCTTCAAACTCTATGTTGCCACCAGCGTCATCATCTACATAATCAATACCTGATTTGTTTTTCTTAATGAAGTCTGCAATTTGTTTCTTGTCTGAATGTACTGTTGCAAAGTATTCTGTAAGTTCTGTTTCTTCTTTAAGTGAATATCCTATCATTGAATCGTTAGTGGTAGGTTTTTTTAATTTAACAATTTTTAAAAAACCTCTATTTCTATGATGTACACTCATTTTTAAATCTTTTTCATCAGAAGACAAAGAAAGGACTTCGTTATCTTTAGAGGTATCTACAAGAGCATATTTAAATTTAACTGATTCTTGTACTTCTTCTTTAGATATAATTCTTTTAATATCCATAGGACTTAAATTATGTTTTTGAGAAAGTCTACTTCCTGCTAGTGTACTAACAAAAGGTATGTCTGCCTTGTATAGTGTAATCAAAGCATCCTTGTTACTATCAATCTTATCAAATATTTTCATTAAAGGTTCAGGGGTTATTCTTTTGCCTCTTAAAGGTTCATATGCCTTTTTAAGTTTATCAACCATAGCTTTGTTAAAGGTCATTTCATCTAATTCTATTTCTTCTGTTTTAACCTTTTCTTCTTTGTCTTTGAAATGTTTATATGCAACACCTACTGTTAAAGGTACTTCACCTGTTTGTGGATTTGGTTCAGGTTTAATTGCCTTATTTTTTTCATTTTCAAGTTTTGTTTTGAGCATTGCTATGTCATTTTTTAATGACTGAATTTCTTTATCTTTATCTTTATCATCTTTGATAATTTTATCTTTTTCTCCAGCTGTATCTTTTCTACCAGCAGAAGCGTCTTTACCAAAATCAGGATTATACTCTTTTAATTCTTCTTCAGATTTAAGACCATAACTTTTTAGTTTCTTTTCAAAGTCATGTGCATGTTGCCTGTAATCAAATACTCTAGCTTTTCTTGTACCATCTTGTGTTTTATAAGAAACAATGTATTGACCAGTAGGAACTCTTTCGACTTTTTCCATTGCAATTTCTTCGCCTAGCACTTGTTTAACTGTTTTAACATCTAGATTAAGTTCTTTAGCAATTTTTTCTGCACTATCACCAGCAAAGGCCATAGTATAGATATCTTTCATCTTACCTTCAAACATTCTTACTTGTTCTAAAAGTTCACCTGTTGTCTTTCTATATCTACTCATTGTTTCCTCTAGTCTAAATCAGATACTTTAGTTTTAGCAGTCCACATTCTGCATGACCAGTATCTTGCTGTTGTTTTATCTTTAGCAGTATCACACTTGTGTCTTGCTCTGAAACTTTTTCTTCTCTCTGGGTCATCTCTCTTGATACTCAATCCTGTTGTATCACCAAAAGATACTTTGACCACATTACCTTTATCATTCTTAACATATACATAAAACTTCTTACTACCACCTCTTATTGGGTCGTTGAGTTTTACTTTCTTTCCTTGATATTCTGCCTCTGTAATCTCTAGTTCTTCGTCCAGATGTGCATATATATCATCTTCTGCATACTCTTTGAATGTTTTCATCTTATATTTATCCTTTCTACTATCCTTATTTATAGTATTCTCAGGAGTTCTTAATTTAGAATCAACAGGTTTCTCTGTTGGTGTTTCTCCTGGTGTTACTTCTTTTGTATGATTAGCATAGTCTTGGCCTATCTCATATGATTCAGGCACACAGTTAGGTACTTGTTTACCATTTTTAGTTTTCATACCTACTTGTTTATAGCCTGACCAACAAGCGTCTTTTAAATCTTTCTTAAATTCACCAAACATCTTTTTATATTTTTGTGTATGTTTGGATGGTTTAGTTTTTGCTTTATCATCACCAGGCGCTGGTTTATATCCAGGTTTTGTAGTATCTTGTGATTTGAAATGGTCTGCCCTTTTATCTTTGACATCTTTACTTAAACCTTTATAATATTTTTTAGGTTGTGTTCCTTTTTTCTTCTTGACATCTCTGTCCTGTTCTATGTTTTTTGTATGGCCATCATCAGTCTTTTCATTAACTGCCTCAAAACCATAATCTACATTTAGGTCATATTCTCTCATTTCTATTTCCCTGTTTGATGATACAGGTACACAATCCCAAATCCAACATTTATGTAAATTGTTATTGTTGTCTTCAATTACTATATAATTTGTACCTCTTCTTTTAACTACACCTTGTACATCTTCTTTAACATAATTAACTTTATCGTTTAGGTTAAATATCATTTCTCTGATATACATATCTCTTATTTGATTTTGTTCAAATTCTTCTAAACTAGCAATAGGTTTAAAGTTATAACCCATATGATGATTTACTGAAGCAGCTAATTTCTTTCTATTATAAGATACTCTCATACCTGTTGCAACTGCTTTAAATAATTCTTGAGCCCCTTTATATGATGGTGGTAATCCTTTTGCGAATGTTTCAAAGTCATCATTCTTAACAGCAGCTCTCATTTTACTTGCACTCATACCTGAAGCGCCTTCAGCGTCTGGGTCTCTTTCACCAGCACTAATAACTTTGATATTTTTAAAATCGTAAAACCCACTTCTCATTTTTACACCATTATATCTTTTAATAAGTGTTTCAAATTCTCTTACTCTATCAGAACCTACAACCATAGTTATATTTTCAAATCCTTTTTTATACTCTTGTACCATAATATCTAAGACCATATTTGATGATGGTATTCTAAACATGTTTTTATATTGTGGAAACATGTCTCTCATGAATTTAATCTTTTGTGTTACTGTTAATGGGTTCTTTTGTACATCTTGTGATTTACTTAAATAGATATGTCTTATATCTCCAGGTGTACTTGCCACTTTCTTAATTAATTTTTCATGACCTATTGTAGGTGGATTAAATCTACCAAATGTTAATACTAAAGTTTTATTTACTGCTTCTTTTAATTCGAGTTCTTCATGCTTTTGTAAATCTGCAATTTCTTTATCATCTATTTTATCATCTTCTAAAATCTCTTTTAATTTTTTATAGAATTTTAGATAATGGTATTTTTCTAACATTTTATAGATAACATTTTTAGGCAATTTATTCTTCTTACCATATTCTCTGATTTCATCAGGTGTCATATCAGTAGCAAAAGCATCCCTTCTATCTGTAGTTAGTGTATCACCTATCTCTTTAAATCTTCTAATACTATCTTCTATTTCTTCTAGTTTTTTATTTACTCTATCTTGTAGATTAAGAACATCATTGTTTGTTAGATTGCTAAGTTCATCGTAATCTATTAAATCTCTTTTTAGTTCACCTTTAATTACATCCAACTCTCTGACTTTCTTTTGAAAATCTGCTTCATATTTTTCTGGTTCAAATGTATCAGGCTCTGGTTTTCTTTCCCATGTATTATTTTCTATATCAAATACACCATCTGCCATTTCATTATTTTTTCTTTCTACTTCAGGGTCAGTCATTACATAATAGTTTACAGGATGTTCTGTGCCTGGTATATTTTTACCATTTATGTCTTTTAATTTTTTAGACCACTCTAATCTTTTTGCTTCTTGTTCATCTTTTGGCACATCAAACAATACATTGATATCTAAATCAGCGTCATTACGATATCTTTTTGTAAGTATAGAACCTATTAAAGAGTATCTTACGACAGGTGCAAGTTTTTCAAACTCTTTTAATTGTGTATTAATAATATCTAAGACTTCCTGTTTAAGTTTTGGATTTTCAGTATCAGCGTCATCAAATACACCTGGTGCATAGATACGCCTTGGTATATCAATAATTGATTCTTTAATCTCCACTTCTTTACCTGTAGATATAAAGTCTTTAAATTTTTTAAGAAAGTCTATCATGTTCTTTTCTTTAGTTGTAGTTCTTTGTTGACCCATTGTTTAGCTATATAACCCAAAGGTCTGCTCATTGTACTTCTAACTACCTTAGCAGCTTTATTTAGTGTTACTGTTACTAATTCTTTTTCACTTCTATTGTTATCTATTATATGCATGTTTTGATATCCAAATAATTTATGAAACTTACCCATATTAGATTGTACTGTATTCCAATTCTTTGTAGCAATATATTCAGGTACCGTTCTTTCTCTTTTTTTATTTCTTTCTAATGCAACATCTAAACTGGTATTTACAAATATCATTTGAGTATCATACCCTATAAATTTTAATAGTCTTTGTTGTCTAGATATCAATTCAAAATCTCTACCTGTACCATCAACAACTAAACCTAATCTGCCCTTAATATATAAATCTAATTTACCAGATGTTTTTGCTTTTGCTCTAGTTCTTATTTCATCTCTAATTTCAGCTTCTGATTCTGGCATTTTCATAGACAATCCAGCTTGTTTTAAATATCTTTCAAATACGGCATCAGAATTAACTAATTTTAATCCTGTACCTGCAAATGCATTTGCTGTAACAAATGTTTTACCAGAACCTGGTCCACCTGCAAGAAAGTATGCCTTAAATATACCAGGGTCATAAACTCCTTCTGTTATTAAAAATGTTTTATAGTCTTTCATTTATCTTACTTATTATTTCTGCGGCTATGTCTTCTATAACTTCACCACCTTTTGCTTTGATAGTTATAAGTTTGTCTTTATAATAATCTACGACAGGTTGTGTTTGTTTTTTATAAACTTTAATTCTATTTTTTATAATGTCTGGTTTATCATCTGCACGACCTCTAGACATCAATCTTCTAATGACTTCTTCTTCTGCAACATCTAGATATACAACATGGTCATAACCGATATTTCTTTTTTCCATTTCTTTAACTTGTTCCATACTTCTAGGAAAACCATCTAATACATATCCTTTTTCTGTATCTTTTCTTTGTAATCTGGCCTGTAGTGTATCTAATACAATTTTTGTATCTACATAATCACCTTTTTCTAATGCACTTCTTACTTTACGGCCTGTTGGTGTATCTTGTTTTGCTAAATCTCTCATCATATCACCTGTATACACATGAGGTATTTGATATTCTTTTGTTAAGAATTTAGAGTAAGTAGATTTACCAGAACCAGGTCCACCTAACATAATAATTCTCATAGGCATTGTTGCCTCTTTTAGTTTTGCAAAAATATATTGTTTAAATGTTTTCATTATTAACTAGGATTATCCACTAATACGATTGTAAAATCTGCCGATATTGTTGCATTAGAAGAACCTTTTACTCTTAAATCAATATCAGTTTTTTCTGTTAGTTTTAATGGTACAGGAAAATCAATTGATTGATTACCTTGGTTTAATGATATAGTTGATAAAACTCTAAATGCACCATTAAATGGTCTTTGGAATAAGAATAAATCAACAACTTGGTTTTTAGATGCACTAGCATTTATGTTCATCAAATAACCTGTTTTACCTGCTGGTATTGTATATAAACATTGTAGTGTTTGTCCATAATCAGCTGCAATTTCTGTTACGATTGTTGAACCTCTTTTTACATGAATATCACCAACATTGGTTTCTGTACCTGCCATAAAAGCACGATTAACTCTGGAGAAAGTTTGAGTGCCTGCAACTGGTGTCGAACCTGTTAATGTTAATGTTTCAGAAACTTCAGCATAGTTATCATCTAAACCTGAAATGGTTACATCTGTTGTATCTGAACCTGATGAGGATTCTACCGTAATTGTACCTGCTGAATATGTCCAATCATACAAAGCATTTGCTGTTGTATCTGCTCTTGTCCATACAGTTGACATTGTACCAACAGCAGTACCAAAAACTGCACCGTATTTGTGAACACCTGAATATCCGTCAACTAGACCAGCTGCAATAGGTACATTTGAAGCTGCACCAAATGTGTTAATAATATTGCCGTCTTTATCGGCAAGCATTTGTACTTCAAAGACCGTTTTATCGTGTCCAAAAGGTCCGTATGCTTGTAAATCTTTTCTCCAGTTTGCCATTTATTATCCCCAATTTTTATCCATCTGAAAGTTTGCACGACTAAATTCTAATCTGTCTACGAGTTTAACTGCGCCAGCAACTTTATCTACAGCAACAAAACCTTCAGGTGCTGTTACTCTATAACCGTTTGGTGTTTTTAGAAAATGTCCTATGCTTTGTATTTGTGATAGTTTACTTACTAAAAAATTCTTTGCTCTACCTAAACTAATATGACTTGCAATTGCAAAATATAAGGATGATGAATTTCTATCAATAAATCTTAGACCTTCTGTTTTTGCATTTATAAATTTTTGTTTGCCGGCTTGTGTTTTTCTTGCACTAATCTCTGTGTCTAATATATTAGAATAGTAATCTCTAAATTGTTTTTGTAAAGTTTTAACTTGACCCATATCACCTGTACTATTTCTTATGACTGAGTTAAAAAATGTTTTTAATCTATATGCAACAGATATTGGGTCTGATGACCTTTCAGATAACATATCTAAAAATACTTTACCTTTACCTAATGAACCTTGTGCCATTCTAATTAAAGCGTTAAAGCTATTTAATTCTGTTGTGGTAAACTTTGAAACACCTGATGTGTCTTTATATCCTGCTGAAGCAAGAAATACATTTGAACCTCCACCACCTGTAACTGTACCAAAACCTGCTCTTAAATCTTGCATAGTTTTACCTGAATACTTTGTATGAAATACGATACCCAATTTTGCTTTTCTAATTCTGTTACCTATACTTGAATTAGATGGTACTGCATATGTGATTGTGTTTGGTGTAAATGTAATCATAGATTCACCATCTATGTTTGCACCTTTTAGGTCGCCTACTGTGTAGAGTAAATCACCTTGATATACTCCGTTTGTAACAATTCTTCTTAAATATTTTAAACAGATTTGTAGTTTATCTGCTAATACACCACCATGATTTCTGTTTATATCTGCTGGTGTGTAATTGATTTTAGGTGTTCTATTGAATACTGATTTTGTGCCGACAAAGAATTTGCCGTTTTCTGGATTGATACCACATATAACAGCGGGAGCACCGTCCCACTTGACAGTCATATTGACTTTCTTTTTAGATGAACCGGCTAGCATGTTGCGAATTGCAACTAAGAAGTTTACAGCATTTTGACCACCCTTAGAACCTTCATCTATAATCTGGTCCTCTAGATGTTCTAAGTGCTTATTCTTTGCCTTGGTAACATAACCCTTAAATGTGAACATATCTCTCCAATTATTCCATATACAAATATTCTATCCATTGATATAAACCTCACTCCGAACAGTAATATTTATAACTCTAGGATACTCTATTATACAGGTTTTTGGAGAAATGTCAAATGTTTTCTTCAGATAAATGAAAATTAATATCAAAATTTAATGATATTACAGGTGATTTTGACATATTCTGCATTGTAGCAGCCATCA